CGACAATTCAAGTGTATCAATGACCAACCTAGTATCAAACACAGGAGTAGTAGCAACAGATACGACTGGTGTTGGTACTGCTAGGTTTTATCTAGCTGCCGCTGTTTACGGCACTGATAAAGCTATATTTGGATATGGAGTAACAACAGCAGTAACTAATTTAGTATCAAATACAGGTGTGGTTGCTACAAATACTACTGGTGTTGGTACAGCAAGATATTCACTTGCGGCGGCCGCCTACGGTTAAACAATAATTAACCATAATCATTGCAATACAAATCATTATATGCTATAATGCATAAATGATTAAGCTAACAGTTCCATTACCCAAAAGTATCATAATCGCATGTAGCGGTGGTGTAGATAGCATGGCAGTAGTTGATTTTCTAAGCCGCAAACATGATATCACTATCGCCCATTTTAATCACAGAACACAAAACGGTGAAAAAGCCTCTAAGTTTGTTTCCAAATATTGTAGTGATAATAATATTCCTATGCTATATGGAACACCACGTAGTCAAAAAAATAGCAAAGAAAGCCAAGAAGAATACTGGCGTAGAGAACGCTATGATTTTTTAAGTGAACTTGGTCCAGTAATCACCTGTCATCATTTAGATGATTGTGTTGAAACATATATCTGGTCAAGCTTACATGGCACACCCAAAGTTATCCCACTAACACGTAACAATGTTATTAGACCATTTCTAACTACTAGAAAACAAGATTTAATATATTGGTGCGAAAGTCATAATGTACCCTGGATTGAAGACGAATCCAATAAGAATTCCAGATATACCCGTAACTACATTCGCAATGAACTAATGCCACATGCATTACATGTAAATCCCGGATTACCTAAATTGGTAAAAAAGATTGTAGAAGGTAAACAAAATACTTGACTTCTCTACACAAACCAAGTATACTAACTAATTATTTAAGGAGAAACTATGTCGGATTATAATAGAACGTTTAATGGTGAAGCAAAGATTAAACTAACACAATTAATCAATGAAGGGATGCATGTCCTACATGAAATTGATACATTGAATGGTGGATTAAACGACACTATTAAAGCGGTTGCTGAGGAGCTGGAAATCAAAGCTAGTACATTGAAGAAAGCCGTGCGTATTGCACACAAAGCAAGTCTCGGTCAGACTAACAAAGACCATGATGAACTCAACACAATCCTAGAAACTGTGGGAAAAACGCTTTGAGTTATGTGGATGCTATTCATAGTAGGGATGAGGATCGTATCTATGTAGTAGAACGATCTCCTGAGGGTAAACGATTGTATAAAGAATACCCTACTAACTATGTATTGTATTATCCTGATAATAAAGGTAAACATCGTAGTATCTATGGCGATCCAGTCAGTCGTTTCAGTACTCGCAAACGACAAGAGTTTGAAAAAGAAAGACGCATACACTCAAATAAAAAACTATTTGAGAGTGATGTGCCAGTAGTCTTCCGTTGTCTAAGTGAAAACTATCTTGGCATTGATGCACCTAAACTTCATACATGTTTCTTTGACATTGAGGTGGACTTTGATCCTGAAAAGGGATTCAGTCCTACAAGTGATCCATTCAATCCTGTTACAGCTATCAGTTGTTACTTAGATTGGCTAGATCAATGTATTACATTAGTGATTGCTCCTAAACATATGTCTAGTGAAACAGCACAAGAAATCACTAATGAGTTTGAGAATACAATGCTATTCACAAACGAAAAAGAAATGTTTGATGTGTTCTTCCAACTCATTGAAGATGCAGATGTATTAACTGGTTGGAACTCAGAGGGCTATGATATACCCTATATGGTCAATCGTGTTACTAGAGTAATGAGTAAAGATGACACACGCAAGTTCTGCTTGATGGGTCAACTACCTAAAGCTAGAGAATACGAACGATTTGGTAAGAGTGAAACAACTTATGACTTAGTAGGTCGTATTCACTTAGACTATCTACAACTATACAAAAAGTATAACTATGAATCACGCCATAGTTATAAACTTGATAGTATCGGTGAGATGGAAGTCGGGGAGAACAAAACACAATATGAAGGTACTCTTGACCAATTGTATAACAAAGACTTTAAAAAGTTCATTGAATACAACAGGCAGGATACTATGTTGTTAGTGAAAATTCACAACAAACTTAAGTTTTTAGAATTAGCTAATCAACTTGCACATGAGAACACAGTACTGCTTCCAACAGTAATGGGTTCAGTGGCAATGATTGAGATGGCAATTTTTAATGAAGCACACGAACGTGGCTTAGTGGTTCCAGATAAAAAACGAAAGGTTGAAAATGAAGAAGATGTCCAGCAGGCAGCAGGTGCCTTTGTTGCTACGCCGAAAAGAGGTATGCATGAATATGTCGGAGCAGTTGACATTAACTCACTCTATCCCTCGGTTATTCGTGCCCTCAACATGGCAGGTGAAACCATCGTTGCTCAAGTCAGACAAACAATCACTGACAAATACATGCTTGACAAAGGTGTGCGATTAGCAAGTGAAAAGAAACGTCACAAAGAAGGTGATGATGCAGTTACAGGATCTATCTTATGGGAGAACCTGTTTGGTGCATTAGAATATACTGCTATTATGAACCAAGAACGTGGTACTATTCTTACAGTTGATTTTGAAGATGGTCGTAGTGTAGAAATGTCAGCGGCAGAAATCTGGAAGATGGTCTTTGATAGTCATAAGCCCTGGATGCTAAGTGCTAATGGTACTATCTTTACTTATGAAAAAGAAGGTGTCGTACCCGGTCTACTTACACGTTGGTATACAGAACGTAAAGCTATTCAGAAACAAGCTAAAGAAGCATATGGTACTGATATGTTTGACTATTATGACAAGCGACAACTTGTTCGTAAGATTTTACTTAACTCAGCATACGGTGCATTGTTAAACGAACATTGTCGTTTTTATGACAAGCGTATCGGTCAATCAGTTACACTATCCGGAAGACAAATCGTTAAACATATGATGAGTACCATCAATGAAACAGTTGAAGGTATCTATTCACATGAGGGTAATGCTATTGTGTATGGTGATACTGACAGTTGTTACTTCACAGCTTATCCTACACTTAAGCCACAGATTGAATCTGGTCTATTGGATTGGAATAAAGAAACTTGTATCGGTCTATATGATGGTATTGCTGAACAAGCTAATGAAAGTTTTCCAGCATTCATGGAACGTGCCTTTCATGCTCCAAGAAAGAACGGAGCTATCATTAAAGCTGGTCGTGAATTGATTGGTGATCGTGCTATCTTTATTGTTAAGAAACGTTATGCTATCAACATCTTTGACAAAGAAGGCAAGCGCAAAGATAGTGACGGACAACTAGGTGATATCAAAGCTATGGGTCTTGACTTGAAACGTGCTGATACACCTAAGTATGTACAAGAGTTTTTAATGAATGTACTACAAATGGTTCTTCAACAAGGTAAAGGTCGTGATGAAGTTATTGAAGCAGTAAAAGACTTCAAGCGGATATTAACTGCACAAGATAGTTGGACAAAAGGTTCTCCTAAAGGTGTAAACAAACTTACGATGTACGGTGACTTAGAAGCTAAGAGTAGTACGGGCAGAGCTAACATGCCGGGGCATGTACGTGCGGCATTGAACTACAACTATTTGCGTAGAGTAAACGGTGACCAGTATAGTCAAAAGATTATTGATGGTATGAAGGTTGTAGTATGTAAACTTAAACCCAATCCATTAGGGTTTACAAGTGTAGCATATCCTGTTGATGAATTACGACTACCCAAATGGTTTACAGAATTGCCATTTGATGATTCGGCAATGGAACAAACGTTAGTAGATGAGAAGATTGATAACTTATTGGGTGTATTAGATTGGGATATTCGTAGCAATACAGATACTAACAGTACATTTGATGACTTATTCAGTTTCGGTTAAATTGGTGTTGCAATTCGTAATATATTCCATTATAATACGTATTACAACTACCTAAATAGTTAAAACAAAGGAAAAACATGAAAGATAATTTACAAGATTTAATTCAACATACACATGGCTTAGGCTGTATTGATTTGATTAAGGTCAGTGGAACTGACACAGAGACAACTGTAAACGCAGTAGCAGAAGATAAGAGTGTTATTGTTAGTGGTGTGCTTAAACATCCTAGCGCAGAGTTTATTGGTGTGTTTGGTATGCCTAACTTAGGTAAACTAAAAACAATTCTAGGCTTTGATGACTATGATGAACATAGTAAAATCAATGTTACACGTGTAAACAAAGACGGTGTAAGTGTGCCAGAGTACATTCACTTTGAAACAAAAGCAGGTGATTTCGTTAACGATTATCGTTTGATGAGTAAAGCTATTGCTGATGAGAAAGTTAAAACCGTAATGTTCAAAGGCACTACGTGGGGTGTTGAGTTTGAACCTACTATTGCTGGCATTCAACGACTAAAGCGTCAAGCAAGTGCTAATAGTGAAGAAAAGAATTTTACTACTAAAACGGAAAACGGTAACTTAATGGTTTACTTTGGTGACCCATCAACACATTCAGGTAACTTTGTGTTTCATCCCGGTGTTACTGGTACATTGAATAAAGCATGGATGTGGCCTGTTAAAGAGTTCTTAAGCATCATGGATCTTCCCGGCGATAAAATTATTCGTATCGGTGACGCAGGTGCAACAGAGATTGTAGTTGACAGTGGTCTAGCAGTTTATCGTTATTTACTCCCAGCACAAGCAAAATGATTAAGAGCATTCACTCTAGTAGTCCATTCTTAACTGTATCAGGTGGTAATCCAGGTTCTACTTATATTGGTAATTTTAATGGTACTGGTGTGGGTAATATGCGATATAACCCTAACAGTCAGAACACAGAAGTATATGATGGTAGTACTTGGATTATTCTCTCGGCACATCACGCTACTATAAACTTAAGTGATGAAGCAGTTGGTTTGTTACAGTGGGCACGACAAAAGCGTGATGAGGAACTTGAGATAGAAAAATTAGTACTAACTAATTCAACTATCAAAGACCTCGTTATGCAAATTAAAGACAAACAAGAACAAATTAAAGTAGTTCAAACATTGATAAAAGAAGAAGTAAAAGTTTAATGGAACAAGATAATCTATCACAAAAACAAAACCCAGATTGGGCATTGTTCTTACCCGCAGTCAGTAGTTTT